GAGCCGGTGGCTGCCCATGCTGGAGGACAGCCCGACCATGCTCGAATGCTTCCCGGCCGAGGCCGACAAGATCACCAACCTGGAACAGAACTTTACCCGGTCGACCCTGACTTTTGTCGGATCCAACAGCCCGGCAAACCTGGCCTCCCGCCCGGTACGGGTACTGATCGCCGACGAGGTGGACAAGTTCGCTGAGGCTACGGCAAAGGAGGCCGACGCCCTGGATCTGGCTGAACAGCGCCTCAAGAGCTTTTCAAGTAGCAAGGCCTTCATGACCTCGACGCCCACGGTGGTCGAAGGCCGGATCTGGCAGCGCTTCCTTCGAGGCGACCAGCGGCGCTACTACCTGCCATGCCCACACTGCCGGGAACTGATCAAACTCGAATGGCGCCAGGTGACCTGGGACGACGCAAAGACAGAGGACGGCAAGCACGACCTGGCCAAGATCCGGGCCTCCGCGCACTACGTCTGCCAGCTCTGCCTCGGTAAGGTGACCGACGCCCACAAGGTGGCAGCCCTCCGGCATGGCCAATGGCGCCCGGAGAATCCCAACGCCATGCCCGGTGTGCGGTCCTACCATCTCAGCAGCCTCTACAGCCCAGATCGGAAGTGCACCTGGGGACACCTGGCCGTGGCCTTCATCGAGGCCAAGGCATCCATGGCCGGCCTGCAGGGCTTCATTAACGGCAACCTGGCCGAGCCCTGGGAGCAGCAGGACGTGCAGCAGGAACGACCCGAGGCATCGGCCGCGGTGACGATCACCGGAGGCCGCCGCTACCTGACAGCAGACGTCCAGGCCGTGGCGCCGTTCCTGTGGTGGGTCTGCCGGGAATGGAAAGACGGCAACAGCACACTGGTGGCTGCCGGCCATGCCGATGACTTTGCTGCCCTGCGACGGGTGCAGGTGGCTCTGGAGGTGCACGACATGGATGTGGGCATTGACTCAGGCTTCAATACCCAGACGGTCTACGACGCCTGCGGAGCCTATTCCTCGGTGACCTCAAACCCTATCAGCTACCCGTGCGGCCTGCGGTTCCCGCCGGAGGGCGGTCTCCGAAAGCCTGCTCTGATAGGATGGCTGCCGCTCAAAGGCCGGGAGACCGGCGCCCGGTTCACGACATCCACCGGGGCGGTGCACCCGTTCGGCCTGTCGACGTCTTCCTCGATGCGCACCGACGTGGTGCAGCCCCTCCTGGTGTTCGACACCGAGCACCTCCGAGATATGCTCTCAAGGCTCCGGAAGGGCGACATCGACCGGGAATGGGGCGTGCACCAGGAGCCGCCCACCGTCCAGGCCGAGGGAGCCTATGTGGCCGATCCGGATCTTTACTGGCGTCACCTCGACTCCCACCTGCTGCGGCCCCAAGCCAATCGAGCCGGCCGGATCAAACACGTCTGGGTCAAGCGCAATCAAAAGTGGCCCGACCATCTGCACGACTGCGAGATCATGCAACTGGCCATGGTGATGCTCTGGAATGACCTAGCGTCAAGCGATGTCCAGTCTTAGCTAAGCCATTGAACAGGCTAAAAAATGTGAAAGCCTCCAGCCCGAGGTGTTCACTTTCACGGTCGCAATCAAGCGTGCCTATCTTCGCAGTGTCTACAGCGCCCTCGGTGGCGCCACACTGCTGGCCGCCCTGACCTCGAAGGTCATTGCCGCGGCCTCGGTGATTGAGTCGGGCCAGGTGGTCCGGTCGACATCTTCCTCGGATGTCTCGGTCGAGTTTGCCGAGCCCGGTAAGGGCGCTCCCACACCTTCCGAAATGGTCGAGATGTGGGAAAGCCTGATCGCCGACTACGAGCTGGCGGTCTACCTACTCGGCCAGGACGGCATCGCCGCCCCTACCGACACCCAGATCTTCAACAAGATGATGGCTGTCGTCCTGGTCGCTGTGACCAGTTACGGCGGCGACTTCTCAAACTTCCGTCGAGAGGGCGCCATCAGAACGGGGATGACCTAATGGGATTCCTCGACAACATCCTGGCTAAGTTCCGGTCGGCCCCGGTAAACCGCTACGAGGGCGCGAACAACAGCATTCGCCGCTCCTTCTTGGACACGAGCTACACCTCGGTGCGGTTCGATGTTACTGCCTCGACCCGGCAGCAGATCGTCCGGAAAAGCAGATTTTTCGAGCAGAACAACGCGGTGATGAACCGCTTGGGTGACCTGTTCGAGAATTACACCGTTGGCAGCAACTTCTCGGTGCAGCCTGCTTCCTCGGATCCCGACTGGAATCTCCGGGCCAAGAAATGGTGGGACACCTGGTGCCGTTATCCGGACATCGGATCCCGGCAGTCTTTCGGCACGCTCATGAGCCTGGCCGCCCGTGGCTGGTTCTACGATGGCGAATCCTTCCTGCTTCTGACCAAGGGCGACTCGGGCCGCCCCCGTCTTCAGCTCATCGAGCCTCAACAGGTGGCAACACCTACCGGTCAGGAGCAATCGCCGGACATCTTCGATGGAGTCCGGTTTGATACCAAGACAGGCCGCGCTCTTGCCTACTTTATTGGGCAGGAAACGAACCAAGGCCAACTCACCGAAGTCCGGTCGATATCTTCCGACTCCATCGTCCACATCTACGAGGCCCAGCGTGCCGGCCAGCTCCGCGGCCTGCCCTTCGTGGCGTGCGTCATTAACGACCTGCACGACCTGGACGACCTCCAGAAGCTGGAGATGGAATCCTGCAAGCTGGCCTCCAGCGTGGCCCAGGTGATCAAGACCAGCTCCGGGGAGGTGCAGGCCAGCAGCCTGCGCTCCGGTGTTGTCGGTAGCCAAGGCACTGCCCAGACGTACTACGAGAACGTGTTCGGCTCGACGGTTAAGGTTCTCAAGAGCGGCGACGAGTTCGAGCAGTTCCAGGCCGACCGCCCCAACGTCAATATGCGGGAATACTGGCGCAGCCTGACCGAGAAGGTATGCGCCGGCGTCGGCATCCCCTACGTCCTGGTGTTCCCAGAGGGAATGCAGGGCACGGTCTACCGCGGCGCCCTGGATATGTCTTCAGTGTGGTTCCGGAGCCGTCACCAGGTGATGGCCTCGGCCGCCCGTCGGATCTGGGAATACGTCATGGAGTACGCCATCCGTACCGACCCCAGCCTCCGGGATTCTCCCGACGACTGGTACGAGGTGGCCATCCAGGCGCCCCGCTCGCCTAACGTCGACGTCGGCCGCAACTCTGCTGCACAGCTCGCAGAACTTGGTGCCGGCGTCACCACCTACGACGAGATTTACGGCGCCCGAGGCATCGACTGGCGTTCAGCCCTGGAGGCCAAGGCCCAGCAGGCCCGGTACATCCAAGACCTGGCGAATAAATACGGCCTCGATGTCTCGGAGATCTCGACCGCCCAGAAGCAGGCTATCGCACCCGAGCCGGCCGAGATGGCCATCGAGCAGGCGCCTTCTGAGACTATGCCCGAGGCCATCCCGTCTGAGCCTCCCCAGGAGGTGGTTGCTGTGGCTAAGAAACGGAAACCCAGATCCAAGAAATCAGAATGACCAAGATCAACAACTGGCTTTCCTACCAGCCCCGGGCCTCGGCCTCGGAGCCGGCCACCCTCCAGATATTCGATCAGATCGGTGAGGACTGGTTTGGCGGATCCGGAATCTCGGCCAAGGCTTTCAGCCAGGCCCTGCAGGACGTCGGCCAAGGCCCCCTGGTGATCGAGATCAACAGCCCAGGCGGCAACGTCTGGGACGGCCTGGCCATCTACAATATGCTGCGAGGCCGGCAGGCGCCCGTCACCACCCGGGTGGTCGGTATTGCTGCCTCGATTGCTTCGATCATCGCCCTGGCCGGCGACACCGTTGAGATCGCCGACGCCGCCCTGTTCATGATTCACGACCCCTCCGGAATGGTGGCAGGCACCTCGGAGGAAATGCGGAAGATGGCCGATGCCTTGGATCAACACGCCGAGGTGCTGGCCGGTATCTACTCGAAGGTGACCGGCCGACCGACCTCTCAGATCCGGGCTGCCATGAAAGAGGAGACCTGGTTTACCGCCCAGGAGGCCATCCAGTTCGGCCTGGCCGACAAGATGACCGAGGAGCAGATGGTCATCGCCGCCTGCTGGCACCCCCGGGCTGTCACCAAGACCGCCCCGGAGACCGTCAAAAACAACCTTCGCCGCGGCCTGGAGCAGTACGCCCAAGGCCTGGCCGGTGAAGGCCTGGAGAAAGAGACCGTTCTGGAGGCCGAGGCCCTGGTGGCCGGTGAGGCCCCCAACGAGGCCAAGATCCAGAAAGCCAACGCCTGGTGGGCTCGCAACGAGCGCTTCCTGGATGCCGAGCCAAACACCCCGGCCGATGTCTCCGCTAACCTCTGGGGAGGCGCCGCAGGCCGTGATTGGTTCCAAGCGCTTTATGCCCAGCTCGAAATCGAGGAGGGCGAGACCCCGGACGAATCTCCGGATGACAAACTTTCGACCGGCAGCACCGACGCTGCCGCCGATGGCGCGACAACCGCGCCGACATCACAGCAGACACCACACAACATGACTGATACAAACACCGTGGTGGCGGCCGCTCCTAGTGCGCCGTCCGCCCTCGACATCGACGCCATCGTGGCCAAGGCCGTTGCCGCTGCCATCAGCGCCAAGGGCATCACCGCCGCCCCTGCTCCCGAGCCGCTCCGGCCGGTGATCCAGAACCTCGGCAACCCGCTCCTGGAGAAGCACAAGAGCCTCCGCGCCGGTGCCGAGCGCCAGCGCTTCCTGGTTGAGAACCACAGCGAACTGCTCCGCCAGTCGGCGCTGATCGCCCCGCAGAACGCGAACACCTTCGCTTCTGGCCTGGTTGTCGACTACCTCGCCGACGCCGTGATCACCGTGATCAGCTCCAAGCTGGCCATGATCAGCAACTTCACCCGCAACGTCGGCCTTGATAACCTCCGCCCCCGTGCGACGGTGCAGGTTAAGAAGTTCACCACCGGCGACGCCGCGGTCGACAACGCCACCAACTTCGAGGACGGCGCCGCCAACCAATCGACTCTGGCCGCCACCTCGGTGACGGTGAACCAGATCACCAAGACCTTCACGGTCACCCAGCAGGAGCTCAACCAGGGCTTTGCCCTCTCCGACTTGTCCCAGGGTTCTGCCGAGATCTTCGCCTTGGCGATCTCCAAGAAGGTCACCGCGGTGATGACCTCGACCAACTACGGCGCTGGCACGGCTATCGGCACGGCTGCCAACTTCGACAGCTCCGACCTCCCGGCCATCCTCGCCTTGGCCAAGAACTACCGCCAGAAGCTGCTGCTGCTCGACGGTGGCCACCTGGCTCGCCTGATGTTCTCCGGCCAGTTGACTGCTTCCGCCGGCACCAACCCGTTCCCGGACAGCCGCTACGGCCCTCTGAACAACGGCTATTTCGGATTCGCCAACATCTTGGAGCAGAACGACTGGACCGGCGCCATCGCCAACACCGCCGGCTTCGTCTGCGGCCAGGACGCGATCGCGGTGGCCTCGGGCCTCCCGGTCGGAATGATCGCCGGTGAGTTCCTGGAGCAGCGCACGGTCGAGCTGTCCAACGGCCTCTCCGTGCTGTTGTCGGTGTGGTACAGCCGCGCTACCCGCGCTCACATGGCGTCCTACGACATCATGTTTGGCGCCGCGGCCGCGGACACCACGCAGGCCGAGGTTCTGATCACCTCCTAATCGACTGACCGATGAGAATCGCCACAACCATCTCGGTGGACAAGAACGGCAAAACCAAGCTCGTTTCTGGTCCCGATGTCGACGCGACGCTCCAGCGCGACGGCTTCAACACCGCGACCGTTCCCGAAGGAGGCAAGCTCATCCTGTGGATACAGGGAGCCCTGGCACCGAAAGTCCGCAAAGGTTAACCTAATATTGGGGAGGCTGCTGGAAAGTTCCGGTGGCCTCCCCTCTAACCGAAAAACAAAATGGCCGTTCAAGCAGACATCTCGATGGAATACAGCATGGGGCGCCAGGGATTCTTCCCGGTGACCACCACGGCTGCCCAGACTGGCAACTTCTCGGCCGTGATTCCGACCGAGCCGACCGTCTTCACCTCGATCACCGGCACCGGCATCTCTGGGACTTGGACCGGCATCACCCTGCCGGCTGGCTTCCCGCTGTGCGGTGACATCACCGGCTTTCAACTGGCCTCTGGCAAGGCCGTGGCATTCCTGGCTCGCACCGCCTAACGCATGAGACTCGGCATCGGCATCGGAACCAATCGAGCGCCCTCCGGCGAGGCCGGTGGCTTCGATCTGCCGATCCTGCGGCGCGATATGCTCCAGGAGGACGAGTTCTTCGTCCTGCAGGAAGATGCCTCCGGCAAGATCGTTTTCTCGTTCGGCACCTACGACCGAATCGCTTTGGAAGACGGCACCGACCTTTTACTAACCGAAAACTCCGACAAGTTCATCCTCACCGTTTACTGATATGGCAGACTCCAAAATAACGGCCTTAACGGCCATCTCAACAGTCGATCCCACGGCCGACCCGTTGGTGATCGTCGACGTCTCCGACACGTCCATGGCGGCCTCTGGCACGACCAAGAAGATCACCAGCAACCAAATCCTCGGCGCAGGCGGCACCGCCACCCTCGCATCCGCCACCATCACCGGCGATCTGACGGTGGATACGAACGTTTTAAAGGTCAATTCGACCACCAATAAGGTTGGGGTGAATACTACCACCTTAACCAATGATTTGACCGTGCAGACTAGCACGGCAAAAGGTGGCATTCACCTAAACTTTTCTGGAAGCACATTTGGTTTGATTGGTCTTGTTGATCCGGGAGTCACCAGCAACAATACGATCATTGGATCAGTATCAAACAATTCGCTCGAATTGATGACCAACAATTCGACGAAAGCCACGCTGGATACGTCGGGTAATTTGTCTCTTGCAAACGGCAACCTAGTAATGACTACGTCCGGCAAAGGCATCGACTTCTCCGCGACTTCTGAAGGCAGCGGAACGATGACCTCCGAGCTGTTGAATGATTACGAGGAGGGGACTTTTACGCCGACGGTCATTGGTACTACCACTGCTGGAACTGCTACTTATTCAAGACAGTTAGGAAGATACACTAAAGTTGGAAATCTAGTAACTATTCAAATTTATCTTGCGTGGAGTGCAGGAACAGGAGTTGGAAATCTGGCTTTTTCCGGATTGCCTTTTACTATTGCAAATAACGCAAATGAATACGCAACAGCTACAATTGGATTTTTTGACAGTATTGCTTTAACAGCATTAAATATCCCTACAATTATAGGGCCAGCAAACGATACAAAGTTGCAATTATGGCAGTTTCCTGTCGGTGGCGGAGCTCCAAGTCAAGTTCCTTATGATGCTGCTGGATCAATCATTCTAACATCAACTTACATAGCTGCCTAATCATATGCTCACCGAACGCACTGTTTTCTCGCTCTGCGAGGTTCTCCCTAACACGACGCTCCAAGTCCGCTTGTCGGATCAGATCGTCGATGGCGAGGTTGTCAAAGCCTCTACATTCCGCCGCTATTGCCTCGCTCCCGGCTCCGACCTTACGGGTCAACCCGAGCAAGTGGTTGCGATTGCTGGAGTCGTATGGACTCCTGCTGCGATTACCGCTTACAACGCTAACCTCAAACCCACCATCCAATGATCGTACCAGTCAACATTGTCTCGGTTCAGTGCAACCAGAACAACTCGTTATTCGTGACGACCGGAATCGATTACGACAACAGCGGGACGATTGTCGGCAGTGAGATTACCTCGCAGTACACGCTGAACCCCGGCGACTCATTGGAAGGCCAGCCGACCGAGGTGGTGAATATCGCCAACGCGCTGTGGACTCCGGCGGTTGTGGAGGCTTACAAAGCGGCCCAACCTAAATCCGAATGAAGAACTGGAAGACAACCGCCGGCGGTGTGGCCGTCCTACTGGCCGCACTTTCAATCGCCATCAAGCAGGCCATCGCCGGTGACATGGGCGGTGCCATCGCCGCCGCTGTCGGTGGTGCTGGTGCCATGTTCACCGCTCTGAAGGCCCAGGACGCCCAGCAGGAGGACAAGAGCAAGTGAAGGACACGCTGCGAGACCTCGGAGTCAATATCGGGCTTCTTGCAGCAGGATTCGCCGGCAGCCTGGTCACTGTGAAGAAGGACGGTCACAAGGACTGGTTCACCACACTGACCTCGCTGCTGGTCGGAACCCTATCGGCCAACTACCTGACCCCGGTGGTGGTCGACATTTTTGGAATGAAGAACAGCAACACCCAGTATGCCGCAGCGTTCCTGATGGGATTCCTCGGTCTAAACGGTGTGGAGCTGGTCATGGACAGGCTGAAGCTCAAGAAGAAATGAGGCCCGAGACGATCATCAATGTGATCGCCAATGCCGTCCTGGCCGGTGGCGTCTCTGTCTTCATGGTGATGATCTACCGCACCGGCGGCCTGATCGAACGCTGGCCGAAGGCTTCAAGCCTGACTCTCCGGCTGTCACTGGCTGGAACCGCGGCAGGAGCCCTAGGTAACTGCCTGACGCTATCGACACCGCCCGACACCGAGATCCTGATGAATTGCGGCCTGGCTGGAATCTTCGTTTGGGCCGCTATCTTCCACGCCAACCTGATCAAACATGGACCCCCTAGCCAGCCTGTCGCAGGGCCTGATGCGTGCAGCCCTCGACAAGCTGCTGGACCAGAAGGATCAAACCTGTGAAGACGGAGCCAAGGACAACTCTCTGGCCGCTCGTCTTCATGCTCGCATTGACGACGCTGGCCTGCGCCCCGACCCGAGTGGTCCTGGTGCCTCCGGGGACTCCGGTGCGCCTGGCCGAGCCGGTCAAGGCTAAGGTCTGGGCGAAGGACTCGACTGGCAGTATCGTCAAAAGCAGAAACCGCGTGATCATCCCGGAAGGCTGGTACGCTCTCCCGAAGGAATAACCATGGCCCAGCAAATCATCAACATCGGCACCATCGCCAACGACAACACCGGGGACACCCTCCGCGGCGCCGGGCAGAAGATTAACGACAACTTCGACGAGCTGTATGGCAACCTGCCAATCGACACAGCCCCGGCCGCCTGGGTGCCTACGCTGACCGATTCCGGCGGTGGCCGCACCTACAGCTACACGGTCAACACCGCGCGGCACACGTCCATCGGCTTTGTCTCCACATTCACGGCCGACATCACCGTGAACTCGGTGAGCGGATCTGCCACCGGAGACCTCCGCATCAGTCTGCCGGACCCTGTGTCCTACGACGCCGCCCTGGCTATCTGGCTGGACAACGCCACCGCCCAGGCTAAGACCGCGGTGATCGGTAAGGCTGTCGGCGGTACATCCTACGCCGCCCTGTACCACTACGAGACCGGCGACGTCACCAGCATGGCCAGCCAGATCCAGGCCACCAGCCGTATCCTGATCTCCGGCACCTACTTCACAGCCTAATGACCATCATCGGCTCCAGTCTTCAGCAGGGCATGACGGTGCTCCAGCAGATGCTGGGGGCGCCGATGTTCATCTGGGAAGGCTCGTCGATCCGGTGCATCCCGGCCATGGTCACCGATGCCAACACGCCGGTGCCTGGTGGATTCCAGGACAACGTAGCATCCCGGATCCTGGTCAAGTTTTCCGACTGGAAGACCTGGGACAGCACCCTGGTCACCATGGACACCACCCTTTACACCCTCGACCAGGGCACCGAGTTCTCCAGGCTACTCAAGGAGGACGGCTACTACCTGCTCCAGGAGAACACCGACCGCATCGCCCTGACCTTCTGCAAGCCCCGCCCGGTGGTCGGCAGGACCCTGGTCTATCAGGGACGCACCTTGCGGATCCTGTCCTGCCGGGTGGATGCCTCCGGCGCCTACTACAGCCTCGAACTAGGAGCGAAAACCCGGTGAGGCCTGTCGTCAACATGACGGTGGATTCCAGCAAGTTCGACGCTGCTATGAAGCAGTATCTGGCCCAGACCAGCCGCGACCTTCACAAGGCGGTCAACAGCCGATTCTTTTACCTGATGGTCCGGCTGTTTGTCCTGGTGCCGCCTAAGAGCCCAGGCCAGGAGCGCCGCAGGATTGCTGACTACCTCGGCACCCCGCTGGGAAACATCAACCGAAAGTCCAAGAAGACCGGCAAACGCATCGGCAAGTCCCGACTGCTTCGCCGGGTACACCTGATCGCCCAGTCGAAGGAAGCCAAGGCCGGCCGCCGCGGCCTTTACGGTGAGGAGATGAAAGCGGCAGCCTCGGCCCTGATGCGGAAAGCTATCGGCTCAGTCGGCTACCTACGCTCCGGTGTTGTGAAGATCATCCGGATCTACAACCGAGGTTTTACCCAGTTCCAGAGTCCCAAGTGGAAGCCCCTGTCAAAGCCTGCAGGCTACAAGGCGCCCAAGAAGACCAACGCCGCCCTAG